AAAACCACCTCGTCCTTGTAGTCATTTTGACGGGCTTCTAAAAGTTTGCCCTGGTATTCCGTCTCACCTCGGGCCATTTTTGAAGCAGCCATATGCTGTGCATCAGCCATAGCCATCTTTGTCTCTTGACGTTTTTTATAAATGTGAGTTCCAGCGTTTAAAGCAAGTTTAAGCGCACCAAAAATTGGGAATGCCATACTAGTACCAGGTTGCTGATTGTTTTCTAGCTTTACCCGTACCTTTTACAGTTACTTTATCCCCCGTTGGGATAACGTTTCTTGCTCTCTTGACATCAGCTTTACTTCTTTTGTCATAGACAACATTCTGTTTAGGAACAGGTATATTTTTAGATTTTTCCATATTTTCTCCTATTGGTTTTTTATACTATCTTCTAGGACCTTTCAAGGTCTTTACATCTTTACGCTTCATTTGATCTGTATACAATTTAGTATCCGCAGATAACAAAGCTTTATCCATAGCTGTCTCGTCTCTCATTTCAGCTAAATCTTCATCTTGCTCCATTTTCTGTTCAGTCAAATCTCTATCTTGTACAAGTTTAGCCGTATCAAGATTCAATCTATTTTCATCTTCTAGAGTTTTTCTTTCAGTCTCCCTAGCTTTTAAATCAACTTCTCTTTCTTTTAATTTAAGTAATGGATCATGATCGAATTGAGATGTTATTTGTCTCTCTTCCTTCATAAACTCTTCAGTCATTTCTGCAATCAACACAGCTTTTCTAGCTTCTATCTGTTGAGACATCATTTGTAAATCAGCTGCCGCTTGTGGATTCTGCGGCGCAATTTGTTCTAATTGTTTCATCTGTTGCATTTGTTCTCTAAATTCTAATTGAACTTGTTCTTGTGCCATCAATGATATGTGTTCTAAAATATTTTTTTGTAATGAACCCATAACCATTGGAGCATTTCTAACCATGTTAGTTGCCATAAAGTTTAAGTGTGAAGTAATGTGTGCTCTATGATCCTGACCTGGAAACGCTTGAAAAGGTTTACCACCTAATGCATCTATATTTTCTATAGCTGGATCTTTAGGAGCATTTGGTGGAGGAGGTGGTAATATTGCATCAATATTCTTAACTCCAATTGCTTCATACATAGTTCTATAAACATTATACATGTTGTGCATTTGTGGATTAGTGGTTGCTAATTGCATTTCAGTTTGTGCTAATGTTATTCTCTGTGACATTGAGAATATATTAGGATCAGCAACAGGTAGAATATCTACTCTGTCATCAAAGTCCATTTGCTTCACGGTCCTTGCACCACCGACAACATCGTAAGGATATTCTGGTGGTAAGTACTGTGCAATAATAGTTGCCAGTAATCCAAATTCTTTTTTCATTGCTGCATACAATCTTTTATGTATTGCAGACATTACACGGGAGCCTCTTTCTAAAAGAGCAATAGTAGTTCCTACAGCTGCACCTTGATTACCATCACCAACTTGCATATCAGCAATAGCAGCAAATCTTTGTCCAGCTTGAACAACAATTCCTAATAATTGTAATAATGTTGGAGAAGGTTCTTTATAAGGTAGTGGAAAGAAAGCATCTCTTAAACTTCCACCTGGTGCATCTACATCTTTAAATTCACCTGGTTGAATAGGGTCCGATTCATTCTGAACTCTAACACCTCTCTGCTTAAATCCTGCAGGTAGGTTGGCTAAAGTTCCAGCGTCTAATAATTGACGGAGAGCCGCCGTTGCCGTACGACTCAATCCGCCAATCATGTGAATGAGTCCGAATCCATAAAATCCTAGTCCTGGCAGAAATTTGAAGTGGACGAAGTATTGGATTCTATTTTTCTTCGGATCATTGGGCGCAAAGTTTCGCTTGATAGCGAGAACTTTTCTTGTACCTTCCTCAATTGTAACAATGTAAGGAAGTTTTATTCCAGTAGGTTCATTCTGTGAATCAACCTCCTCGAATCCTTCTAGATCTAAATTCACGTGGCATTCTAACAAAGTATAGATAGGTTGTTGTCTGCCTGTAGCTTTTGTTCCTTCTAGCTCACGCTCCTTTTTTTCTAATTCATTTGAAGTCACCATTCCTGGTGGCCCTAATTCTATATCTCTATAAAACCCAGAAACTTGTTGCTTACGCAACTCGTTTTCTGGAATTTTAATCACATGAATAATAGCTTCCGCATCATCTAATGAGGTAGCTGTGTACGGAACTACTAATTCATCTGCAGGGACGAACTTTGAAACTGCTCTTCCCATGGTCATGTCATAATAGACTTTTTTAAATGTTGATCCTGCTAATGGTAAATGAAACAACATCGAATCAAATTCTGGTTCGTATTCTTTCATCTTGTCCATAACAAGATAATTCATATAGTCTTTTACTCTTTGAGCTTGTAAATCGTGTGCTGGAGTTTTAACTCCTATTACTTGAGTTCTAACAGGTCCATCTCCTGGTAATAATTCTTTATATGCTTGTGCTTGGAACTGTGTAACGGATTCAGCTAGTACAGGATGGGTTGCACCTGATGCTCCTTGAAATGGTTCTGTTCTATTTTCATATTTAAATCCTAAAAGATCTAAACCATCTCTATAAGTTTTCTCCCAATCTTTTCTAGAAGATTTATAATCCATGTAGTTTCCAGCTTGCTCGTTTCCGATCGGCTCTAAAACATCTTCAGGTAAAATATCTGCTAGATTATCAAAATGATTTTCTGTTCCAGGAATGTTAATTGCTCCCGGTTCAAAATCAATAGTTGCTCCACCATCTTCTTCGGGTGTTACTTCTACCGGTTGTTTTTCTGTAACTTCCTCCTGTACCGAAGCATCAACTATTTCTTCCTCTCCAGGAACTTTAAGTTCTGTTCGTGTATTAGGGAGTCCTTTATCTATATCTGCCATTTATACTCCTAAGTGTTTGTAACATAATATTTAAGATTTTCCAACCCCTGTGGTTGTGGCCCAGATTCAGGTGGAATTGCTCCTCTTCTACGTATTCCAGCTATGCCTCCGCCTGCATAACCTTTATATTGAAAAATTTCTTCATCAAATTCATTCATTGCTGATCTTCTTTCTTTTGTTTTTGCTTCTCGATCTGCTATTGCTTCTCTAGCCTCAGTACCTTCTGTCATAGCTTTATTAAATAATTCTTGATCATAAAACCGTCCACCTTCTAAATGAGGACTTGGTCTTAAAAAGGGTTGCATGTTTCTTACGTACTCAGCAAATGTATCGTCATAAACTTTTTGTTTTCCTCTTTCTACTCTTTTTTTAAGTCCAGGTCTTCCTGCACCAGGATTGGCTTGTCTTTGTTCTAAGTCTGTTAACTGGTTTCCAATTCTTAAAACCTCTTCAGCTTGAACAGAGGCAGAACCTTTAGGAAGCGCTGCTTCAAATTCTTCTTGTTCTGATTGTCCTAATATTGGACCAAAACCATAATCAGTTGCATTTCCTAAAATTCTTTTCCAAGATTCTCCAGCTGCATAATCCATAGCAGCAAACGGAACCATAAAACCTATTTCGGCTAATACTCCATAGCCAGTCCATTTAGCAGCGCCTTTAAGTGCCCTCATACCTTTTGTGAAGTTAGTTAACTTAGATATTGCTTGTTTACTTCCTTTTCCATCAGCCGCTTCTTTAACAAGTTGATTGAAACCTTTTTTATTAAATGGAATACCTGAGTCTTTAAATATTTTTTCAACTTTAATTTTATCAACTTTTGAAATATTTTTATAAAGAATTTCTTCTCCCTTTAATCCTGCAGCAGATTTACTTGAATCTATACCGGTTACTTTTATATTGTAGGTTCCATCGGGTTTAACATTAATTTGTGAGTAGCCTAAGTACCCTTTAGAGCCGGGTACTTTTTTACCTGCGTCTTTATAAATGTTTTTAGCTTTATAATTTAATTGTTTTATTCTTATTTTATAGCCTGTTGGTTTTTCGTTTAATAATTTAATCTGTTCTTTTTGATTTGCTTTTAATTTTTTGTCATAAGGAGCCATTTTTTCATTTAATTTTTTGTCAATAAATGCTGTGTTCTTTGTTGACGATAAATTAATTTTTTCTCCTTCAATTCCTGCCAGTGGCATAAAATGATGTTTAGCCATTCCTTTGGGTGCTACAAGGTCTATATCACCAACTATTTTTAAATCCGCTTTTCTTATGTTTCTAGCATCACTCAATCCAGACACAATCTTACCCTCTTCCTGTAGACTGTGTAAAATGGCGGAATTCATTTCCCCCACTCTTCGAGTAATGTTTTTTGTTTTACCTTTTAAAATATCTTTATACTTCTTTTCCATATCGAGAATTCCCTCTGGTGCGTCTCCT